AAACTCAAACTACAACATTCATGGTATCGGGTGGTGTTACTGGAGGCAACGGTGGACATGATGTTTGTTTTTGTTATAGAAGTGAAGTTCATGATGTTCTTTTAAATTGTGATCATACCCATGCTATGATTGTATCAGTTGGTATGGTATTTGATATGGTATCTGGTGGTCCAGAGAAAAGACAAACACCGATAACAGACTTCTATGATTTTGTGGAGAGTGAACAGTTTTGCAAAGCACACATAATGGCAAAACCAGACCGTAAAGCATATTTTCACCATCAACATATGAATTTAAATTTGGCAACGTGGAAGGATGTTGGAGCTCCAGATATGTCTGAGAGGTATGATGTTATTAAACGATCTCCTAATAATTATCATGATGATTATACCCCGCCATGGATAGAACTAAAGGGGATGCCTACTATCACAAATTTTACGAAAGATGAAAGATCAAGAAAATCTTTTTCATACTATAGAGATCATCAAACTGAAGCTTGGAAAACCCTTGACAATGTAGATATGAAAGATTATTATTTTAGTAGATTTATGACAAGAATACGGAAACAATTTTATATAGAGAATACAGAAAGAGTTGGAGAACTACCTACGGAAAAATTTGATATTATATTTTCTACTACAGCAGGCCAACGTGCTGCACTAATTGTAGACAGATTGGAGTTTGACGGTGAGGTTGTGTTGTTTGATTATTGTCAAGAAAATTTGGATATAAAACAAATGATTGTAGAAATGAACATGTCTTTAAAGGAAATTGGTTATTACAGTAAAAGACTTACTCACAATATGGTAATGCCTGATTCTATTTCATCTAAAAATGCAAAACGAGATATGCCTGCATTTGAAGATTTGAGAAAATTAGAACAAAAAATGTACAATGATTATGACATTGAATACTGGTTGATGGACTTGATATCACCAGATTATGATAAACTCTTGAAAAAAATTCAAGGAAAAACTGTGTTTTTCGACGCAACTAACATCTTCTGTTATCACATGTCACACGCATATTATACTCTAGATGAATTGGTGAATGCGTATAATAACTTACTGGATGTTTTAAAACACGCAGATGGAGCTTATTTACGAGGATGGACTCCAACAAAACAGAGATATGATAAATGGATATCGTAGCAGTTCGTATCGGTGATAAGTATGGACCAGAGTATGAGACATACCTAGAGAAAAAGTTACCAGAGTATAATTTTATCTGGGTTCGTGAGCCATATCATCCAGACGTAACTTTGCAGTGGAACAAGATGTGGGGTATGCAGATGGACACTGATGAACCTATCTGTGTAATGGACATTGACATTCTATTGGTCAATGATTATAAGAAGGTGTTTGATTATCCAATCAAGCCCGGACAGTTTCTTGCGATGCCGGGATGGTGGAGAAATGACTCAAATCGTTATCAACTTAATGGTGGTTTCTTCAAATACTATCCGAAGGAGTGTCGTTACATCTACGATAAGTTTATGAGTGATATTCACCATTGGCAAAAGTTCTACATTGAAAACGGAACTACTACAGGGCCAGTAAATGGGGAACAATATTTTGTAGGAGATAGTGTGAATGAGAGACTAGAACTCATTACACTCCCTGACGAATGGTTTACCAGATGGGTTGCTGATAATAAAGTTATTGACTTCAAAAATAACAGAACTTGGCAATACAGTATGACTGAAAAATATAGAGAAAAGACAGGCAACGATTGGATATATATGGGTGGAGAGTTTCATCCAGATATAAAGTTCGTACATTTTACAAACCACAGAAACAAACCGCATGAGTGGAGAGACTATGAAAGTTTTTGCAGCAACTAGTTCTTCTTCAGATAGTATAGCTATGTTGTATAAACTTCTTACTGAAACTACGGATGATGTGATATCAAGGATACTTACACTTGATGCATCTGATCAGGATTTAGCACAGTATCCTATTGTCTGCAATTGGTTGAAAGAAAATGTTCGTGATTTTGATTTTGATTTTTCAGATATAGAAGATCGTTCTGGTGATGTTATGTTAGAAACTGTAAGATCAAAATGGTATAATGTTGCTTTGTTATCAGAAATTTATAACGCAGATTTAATATGCATAGGTTATAATACATACAACTGGAGTCCATCAAATTGGTATTTTAAAAGTTCAGAACCAGTTGAAAATTATTATAGGAGAGGAAATTCATATTCTAGAATAGATTATTCTATAGTTAGAGATTACACAGATATTCCTATCGAATGGCCATTAATAAATCACAAAACTAAACATATGGGTAGGTGGCAGACATGGGAGTTGTTACCAAAAGAACTACAAAATTTAGTTTCTCACTGTCCATGTGGAAAGTGTGCTAAATGTAAATGTCGGGAATGGTATAATAAAAAGAAAAAAGAAGGATTTAGTGCAGAAGAACTTGATGATCTTATTATGAAAGAGGGCAAATACGGAAAATATTATACAAAAGAAAGTATTCCAGAAACAAGACATGATGCTTATGCTGACCAAAGATTTCCAGTTTGGAAACCAAAGTTGTCCAGTTATCAAGCATTACCGCCAAAACCTCACAATAAGTGATATCCTACATAAAACAAATATTATAAATATATAAAAAAGGATACTTCTATGGCCATACCTACAAGTAAATCAACATTCAAAGATTATTGTTTTAGGGCACTAGGTTCTGGTGTCATTGATATCAACGTGTCAGATGATCAAGCAGATGACCGTATTGATGAGGCTCTTCAATATTTTGCTCAATATCATTATGATGGTATTGAGAAAATGTATCTCAAGCATTTGATTACTGCTGAAGATGCTGCAAGGGGAACAGCAAATATAACCTCAACGGGAACAGATACAGCAGATAGTACTATTACTGATACATTTCTAGAGGGTAGTAATTTTATTCCGATGCCCTCTGCGGTTGTGTCGGTGATACAGGTTTGGCCATTCACAGGTACAGGTGGTGGTTCCAACATGTTTGATGTTCGTTACCAGTTGCGTCTTAATGACTTGTATGACCTATCTTCTACATCTGTCATTCAGTATCAGATGGCTATGGATAACCTTGACCTTCTGGAACATATCCTTGTTGGTGAAACACCAATCCGATTTAACCAACACATGAACCGTCTATACATTGATGGGGATTGGACAAACGACTTTGTTGCGGGTGAAGACTATATCATTGCAGAGTGTTATCGCAAAATAGACCCGGCAACTTACACAGACATTTTTGATGACATCTTCCTAAAGAGATATGCAACTGCTCTGATTAAACAGCAGTGGGGTGCAAACCTATCTAAGTTCAGTGGTGTTGCAATGCTTGGTGGTGTTACTATGAATGGTGAAACTATCTATTCACAAGCACAGGAAGAGATTAATAAGTTAGAAGAACAAATTCAGCTCACGTTTGAGTTACCAGTTAATTACATGATAGGATAATTCATGGCCGTTAATAAACATTTTCATACGAGCGGCGTATCTGCGATTGCAACTGAGCAATCACTGTATGCTGATTTGGTTGCAGAAGCAATTCAGATTCACGGTCATGATGTATATTATCTTGACCGCACACTAGTTGCAGAAGACACTGTTCTTGGTGAAGACGCACTATCCAAGTTTAACACTCAGTCTCTTATCGAAATGTATATGGAAGATTCTGGAGGTGGTTTTGCTGGAGAACGAGAACTAATGTCTCAGTTTGGTTTGCAGAACCTTAGTGAAGCAACCTTCGTTGTAAGTAAGACACGGTTTCAAGAGAAGACAAAACAATTACAAATAGAAGCAGGAACAGATTCAACATCGTCTGGCTCTATTCAATTGGAGTCTGGTACACTCTCGACATCTAAACTAGAGGGTGAGATATTTTATATTATAAATGAAGCTGATGCAACTGATGCTGATAGGCCACTGGAGGGTGATGCGATTTATCATCCCACACTCAAGAAATTATTTGAGATTAACTTTGTGGATCATGACGAACCATTTCATCAGTTAGATAATAACCCCGTTTACAAATTAAAATGTCGTTTGTTTGATTACGGTTCAGAAGCTCTTGATACAGGTATCACAGAAATTGACGCAATTGAATCTGCACTGTCCCTTGCAAGTTCTGATTACCAGTTAACTCTTGAAAGACCATCAATTGTGGGTGGCCCAATAACTCTAGATTTTGGTGATTTTGATCTTTCTAGTAGTACAACTCTGGACAACACAATAGTGTCACTAGACCCTTCTTCGTATGGTGAAAGTATTCTACTTGAAACAGGTAGCGATGAGTTCCTTATATCAGAAGACTATATAGTAGGTGATGGAGTTATAGACAAGACAGCTCAAAATGAGTTGTTTGAAACATTGGATGATACGGTGCTGGACTTTAGTGAATCGAATCCATTTGGTGATGCAGGGAGTGCAGATTAATGCTAGGACAACAATTTTACCACGAAACAGTACGCAACATAGTTGTGGGTTTCGGAACAATTTTTAATAATATTCAATTAGTTCGTAAGGACAATGCTGGGGCAGTTCAACAGACCATGAAGGTTCCTTTGGCATATGGACCAAGGCAGAAGTTTCTTGTTCGTTTGAACGATGATGCGGACCTTAGTAAAGCTGCGGCGGTTACTTTACCTCGTATTGGTTTTGAAATTACAGGACTTTCCTACGATCCCGGTAGGAAACTAAACCGTGTTCAAAAGTTTAAGAAGGTTAAGGGTGACACTCAAAAAACACAACAGTTGGACACGCAATATATGCCTGTTCCATACAATGTCAATTTTCAACTTTACATTCTTGCAAAACAGTCGGATGATGCTCTACAAATTGTTGAACAGATTCTTCCGTACTTTCAACCAGACTACACAATCACAATGAATGATAACGCTGATATGGGTGTCAAAAAAGACATTCCCGTTATTCTCAACAGTATTTCTTATGAGGATGATTATCAGGGAGACTTTACTACAAGACGTGCAATCATTTATACTCTAGATTTTACTTGTAAGTTCTATCTTTATGGTCCTGTTACTTCTAGTAAGGTTATCAAGACGGTACAGGTTGATGCATACACTGATATGCCTGACCAATCACCCACACGCCAGCAGAGACTTACTGTTACACCAAATCCAACCAGTGCTGATGCTGATGACGATTTTGGTTTCAATGAGGTGACATCGTTCTTCGAAGACGCAAAAAATTATAATCCAGTGACGGGAACAGATGAGTGATAACATGTTTCATTATGCAGATGTTCCTTTGTCAGTAATTGATAATTTAATAAATTTAGAAGAAGAACTACAAGTCTTAAATCGGACTCGAAAGTTCTATGGACAAAACAAAAATTATTTGGGACATAGAAAAATATCCGATAGTGGCATGCCAATAGATGAAACGAGTGATTCGATACAAGGTAATACTAATTTAGATTTTTTTACTGAAGATGAGAAGGACAAGGCATCCAAGTTTTTCAATGAAATTCTAAAACCAATTATTGGGTATGAACCAAATGCTCAAGGTAGGTATGGATATTACAAAGAACCAATTCATATACACAATGATGGTGAAAACTATCTAGGTGATGATTGGAAGTCACACAACAGAACAGGACAAATGCCTCGTCCTGCAAATACTACAGTTTTCTTTCCACTAAGGTGTTACACAGAAGATGGAAGTGCAGGAACCACTGAGACTGTATATTTTCATCAAAAAACCCCTTGGTCTGCAAAATCTGGAATTGAACCTGAGAATGACGACGAAAAATTCTACAGAAAGCATGGTACAACTGGCTGGGTTCTAGAACATGATTACAGTAATTTAGTTGGATATACTGATCAACCCTTTGATTCTGATATTTGGGAAAAACATTTACAACACCATCCAATTGAGATGTTACATGGATTTAGTTTTGCTACATCTCTTCCTTGGAATATTGGTCAGGTTGTGATGTTTGAGACTTCAAGAATTCATTGCAGTTCTTATATGGAAGATTGTTTTGGTAAAGATTGTTTTCTTGTTAAGGTCAATACAGATTTATGGAATTGAACCATGAAAATACTTATACCATTCTCAGGCGGCATAAACTCAACATATTCACTTTATCGTTGGCTAACTGAAACTGAAGATCAAGTTGTTGTTCGAACAGCTGTTGATCAGTGGTATGATGATAAACATAACGATATTGAATTAGATAGAGCTAGACAAATAGTGCTTTATTTGAAATCTACTATTCGAGATTTTGAATTTGAGTTAACTGAATGGCCATCTAATTATGTTAAGGAAGAACATCCTATAAGGCCGGGGTTTAAGTTGGGAATGTGGGATGTTGGAAAGGTTCGTCCACGATATGAAGGATTTTATCAGTGGATAAAAGAAACTAATGTTGACGGATTTTCATTTGGGTTATCATTAGAAAATACAGCAATGGACTGTGGTTATAATACATTACGTTCTGTTGTTGAACAAAATAATGCAGATATTTATTTAGGGGGAATGCCTGATTTGACACCAGTGGCAAAGGGCGATGATTTCGATTGGGACTATATAAGTTCAAAAATGATTGGAAGGTTCGAACAGTTTGAATTCCTACCAAAAGAACTTAGATATATGACCATAAAATGCAGAATGAATAATTTACCTTCATGCGTAGATACAAAATGTCGAGACTGTGCTTACCAGAGAACCTACGAAAAATTCGTTGATGAAGGTAAAACAGGTCGAGACTTTGATTTGTATTGTGCCAAACAAGGTAGTTATGGCCCTTGGAGACATGAAGCAGACCCAGAAACTTATCTGTATAGGGGTCGAGGTAAGGATGGAAAATTGCCTTACTTACTTTATGAATAAGAAATGTGTACTTTTAAAATAACCAACAATCCAAACCCACTAATAATTGATGATTATTTGAAGTTGGGTGGGCCCGATGCCAGTAATACTATAGATGTTAACGGTGTTTATATAACACACCATCTATCAAGTATTACAGGAGAAGAAACTGTACAACCTGTCAAACAGGGTAACAAATATTACCTGTTGATTGGAGAAATTTATAATAGTGATATTTATTTTTGTATTGAAAAATATTTAGAACATGGTGACAAATTTACAGAATATTTAGATGGTGAATTCTTGTTCATAATTTATGATGAGAAAACTAATACTATAGATTTATTTACTGATCCGTGGAGTACAAGACAAGCATTTTATTACAAAATTGATAATTATTTCTATTTCAGCACATATCCAATGACAGAACCTAAAGATGGAAGATTTGGACCGCCGGGTCGGCATCAACCCTTTGAGCTCAAGTTCGCTGTGTATAACGATACTGAATGGAATAAAACATTCTATAGAATTCCACATAATAGCCATCATAATTATAATGTAAAAACTGGTATATTGAAACCAGTTAATACAGAACTTCATAAATGGGATTTAAATCAGTATAAAGATAATTTGGATGATCTTACCAATTCCTTTGAAGAAGCAGTTCTTAAACGTCATACAGAAAATTCAACTCTATTTCTCAGTAGTGGTTTAGATAGTTCATCTATTGCAATGTGTTTAGCTGACCATAAAAAACATTTTAATAGTATAACTTGTTTAACAGAACCGTGGGAAGGTCGCGAAGATATGGAAACATTGAATCAAGTTATTCAATATACAGGCACATATAATAAAAATATTAAGATAGAAAACCTTCCCCCCGATTATAATATATTTTGGGATGAAAAAAAGTCAAAATCCAAATGGAGGAATAATAGAAACAGATTAGTGTCTGCAAATTTAGCTCATAGATTACAAGGCTTTATGAGAGAAAAATGTATTTCTGAATTTAACAGTAAAGTTATATTTACTGGAAACGGGGGAGATGAAATTTTTGATAATTATCCAGCGTTACCGGTGGGATATCCGTTGAGGTACAATGGCACTATGAATAAAAACCCAGCTAGTTTTTCTATCTGGCCTGAGGATTTATCAACAGTATTTCCGTGGCAACATTTTTATGGGGGACAAGCAAGACGTTTACTTGATCTGTTTGAAACTCAGTCATTGGCCTATGGAATAGAGAATAGAAGTGCATTTTATGATAAAAAGTTCGCACAAGAATGGTTACATGTTATGCCATGGATTAAAAATCAAACACCCAAAGTTTTTCAAAAAAAATATTTACGCGATAGAGGAATAAGACTTCCATCATAAATATACAGAGGAATTAATATGGTAAATGAAATAGATAAAGCGCTTGGAGTGGTTGGGGATGTTATTCCACCAGAAGCTTCTTTAAACCCAAAAACTAAAATGTCGGAGGTTTCTCGTTATCCAGTAGAGCTAGAGGAGGGTGAAGATATTGATGCTGATTACAAATACCAAAGAGAGAACTTCTATCGGTTGGTTGAACAGGGTTCTAATGCAATTGAGGGTATCCTTGAACTTGCGAAAGAGGGTGAACATCCAAGGGCATACGAGGTCGCGGGACAGTTAATTAAGAATGTTGCAGAGGTTACTGAGAAACTAGGTGACCTTCAAGAGAAGATGAAGAAACTCAAAGAGGTTCCAGATCATGGACCTAAGAGTGTAACAAATGCTTTGTTTGTTGGTAGCACTGCTGAGTTACAAAAAATGTTGAAGGGTAAAAGTGAGTAAGGTTCTTTATTATCATCTAAATTCTTTTCCAGAAATAAGTGACAGAACGGAATATAAATTAGCAGCTTTTTGTGCGTTACACTCTCCTCGTTTTAGGTTTGGGTTTGATAATTATTTTGATTTAGTTGACAATCCCTTTCCAGAAATTCCTACAAATTATACAGATACGTTTGAAGAGTTGGTTAATCGTAGAGCTGTAGAATTGTGGGATATCGGTAAACCAATACGCGTGTGGTGGTCAGGTGGTATTGATAGCACATGCGCTTTGGTAAGTCTTCTAAAAACTAGAAGATTGGATACAAACCTTATCGTTTATCTGTCAACGGATAGTGTGCAAGAAAATCCACGTTTTTATGATTTGTTAGTTAATAAGAAAGTTAATTTGCAGTGGCATTCCGCAACAAATCATCCGTGGAGAAATCTTGAAATGTGGAATGGTGAAACCATAAATGTAAATGGTGGTGGTGGAAATGAATTATTTTTAGCACTACCTCACTCAATAGATTTGGAAACACTATTTAAAATCAAAGACGATCACTGGATGCACATAATCTCAAATTCTGATACGTTAGAAGTTGTTAATCAACATATTAAAATATCACCATATAAACCAGAAACAATTTGGGAGTTTTTTTGGTGGATGGCAAAAATAATAGATGATTTATCACAAATACATATATCTCCCAGATTCCTTGAAGACCCATCTGTTTATAATTTAGAGTATTCTTTTTTCACTACAGATTACTTTGATCTTTGGTCGTTAATGAATCCAAGTGCTGGTCACAATGGAACATGGAATACATATAAGTGGCCATTGAAAAAAATTATTTACGAATATGATAAAGACGAGGACTATTTTTTGCAAAAAATACCAGAAGGTTCAGTGCCTAAAATTTGGAAAAAATGGTCACATTATCGACCTGACTCTATAACCCCCATTATAAATAAGATTGTATATGAAGATGGAACATTTGTACGTTTAGCTTAGTAGAGAGAATTCGGATGGAATATATTTTTCATTATTTAATTTGGACATTTTTTATCTATTGGTTACATAGAATAGCTCATGTCACGGAATGGACTAACTATTATCATTCAGACCACCATAGATACATTACTGAAAATTGGAATAACGAATTAGAGAATCCGACAGGTTGGAGTTGGACAGATGTATTTTTAATTGAAGACACATGGAAAAGCACTGTTGATCTGTGGTTAACAGAAGTTATACCAACCATACTTTATAGTAGCATAACAGGACAATGGTGGATACTGGTAATGTATTGGTTGTGGTCTTCTCTGATTGCTGAGGTCATAGAACATAACCCCAAATTTAATGTTCCATTTATAGCAGCAGGGAAATGGCATCTGTCTCATCACACAAGAGATAGTGTAAATTTCGGTTTACACACACCTCTTTGGGATGTAATCTTTAGAACTAACAAATAGGTATTCGTTAGATATAAATAGAACAAGGAGACGATTATGTATGAGTATCCATGTAAGATTGTTAAAGTAATAGACGGT